CCTAAAGAGTTTTCTATGAAATTATTGAATAATGAAATTTCAGGAAAAGCTTCTAGTAATTGAGGATCATTAAAATCTACTTGAGATTCTGGATTTAATATTTCTCCAAATGTTGCTTGTATTTCTTTAATAACGCCTTGAAGACCTAATTTACTATCTTTATTTGTAGCATCCCCATAAGAAGAGTAATAAGAATCTATGCTGGTCTGTATTTGAAAGGCCTTATATTGTAAGTTGAATTTCGCTCTTTCTAATGGATCGGAAGGCTTATTAGGATCGTTAGGATTAAACTTTTTGCCTCCAGGTATTTGATCTATTGCATAATTTAATATGTTACAAAGATCAACTGAGCATATTATGTCTAAAGCGTTTAGTAAACCCTTGTCTTGGGTCTTCTTAATAAAGCTTGCAGTTTCCGCGTCTGCTTTAGATAAAGAGTATTTGCCTCTAAATATACCGTCCACTTTGGATTGTATTTTATTAATAGCTTTACTTGCTGTTATAATAGCCGCTTCTAGTCCTTTGGCCGTTGTAGTATTTACTGTTAACTCTGCCATTATCTAGTAAATGTATTTTTTGATAGCGCTTCTTCTCTCTCCAAAACATTTTTGAAAGTTTCCACTTGATCTGCTAATGAAGCTCCAGCAGATTGTATAAGAAACATGGTCGTTGCTAAGTCTGATTCTGATGCTTGAGATAAAAATGTTGCGGCAATATATAACTGATCCATAACTCTTTTTAATTCTCTTGTAAATGTTTTTCCTAATATTACAGGTTCTCCAGCTGTCTCAGCTCTTGCGCCTAGTTCTATTTTTGGAGAACTCAAAAGTATTTTTTCGTTTGCATCCAAGTTAATAGTTTTAGTAGAAGATATGCCCACAGCTTGTTTTCCAAATAAAAATATTGCGTCGTCTTTGGAATGTATCATCACTCTACCGCTTGATAGAATAATTTGATTGCCGGTATATGGAAATTTAGGAGCAAACATTATTTACCTTGGGTTTTTTTATCTTGATCTGCTGCCGATACTATTTCATTAGATATTGGTTTGACAGGAATTGAATTAAATCTTTCTACTTGAGGATCTATACCAGTTCCAAAAGAAGACAAAGGAAAGCTATTTATATCCTCTAAAACCACTTCTTGACCAGCGGTTAAATATATAGAAGACTTATCTCTATTTATATTTTCTACGGTATAAGAAAATTTATCAGGATCAATAGGAGTGCCCTGTCCGTTTCTAATGATAACTATAGGATCTCCATCACTACCTGCATTTGACCATGGGCTTTCTTTTTTCTGACTTGATACAGTACTTCCAAATCTTATTGATTGACCGTAACGAGATTCTAATACAGCATCTCCTTCAAACATTTTTAAATTACGTATATTCTCTTTCTCTACAAAAGTAGTTCCTAAAGGAAATTGTTGAGCAGATCCAGTGTTAGCATTACCAGCATAGGTGGGTTTTGCTAAACTTTTTTGTAAATAATCCCTATACTCATACATGTTTGGAAAAGCGTTTTGATGAACTGAATTCCAAAGAGCAAAAGGTGGAAAATAATAAAGCTGCTGTTCGTCTGATTTTTTATTTAATTTAGGAGACGGTCCAGTTATCATAACAACTATTTCTCCAATCAAAGGATATTGCTTTATAAAACTATTTATTGGATAAGCAGCTTTTGATATATTATTACTAATAGAAACAGGAAGCGCAGAATAAAGCGGTTCGTATCTAATTTTACCTATATCTGCTGGAGTATTATATCCCTCTTGAAGTAGTTTAGTGCCAGGAATAAATTGTCCGTACACTACACTTTTAACTCGACCAATAATAAGATATTGACCTGAAGATGCGCCTCTTTGTGCATCAAGTTTATGACCAAATAAATATCCGTCTGCCATTACGCTTTGGGTAGTTGTTTAGTTGCGTTTCCTATTGAAGTTACCTCGCTCATTAATTGTTCAATATCTTTTTCGCTTAAAAGTCCTCCATCTTCTACAGACTTGTCTTTAGCTTCAGCAGATTTTTGGAAAGCACTAAGTATTTTCATTAGCACTTCATCATTTTTAAGGCTAGAATCTAATAAACCTTTGATCATGGGTACCAAAACAATAGCATCGCCAGGTCCTTCTATCATGTCAGCCAAGCGTAGTATTTCAGACTTTATTGTTGAATCTTGGGACTTATGTTTGTTATAGACCTCTTCCACCAAATTCGCCAAAGTCTTTCCAGGGAAGATTTCTTTTTCTAGTTCCATAGTAATTTTTTAAATAAATATTACTGGTCAACGTTTTCAATATGATGATCCAAGACCTCCTTGTAAACTACCTTAAGCTTTTTTATGACCTTGGTTATTGTATTTGATTGGCAGTCCGTCATCTCCTTTATATATATGAATAGAGCTTTTTTATTGAAAATGTCTATATTCTCCCTTCTTTTGAATACCTCTAATATAGCATCTGCAACCTTTACCTCTTGATCTTTATCGAAGAGCTGCAATAAATTTTCGTCTACATGTTTTATAAACTGATCTATAACTGACACTCTATTGACATCAGATGATTCAGGTTCTAGAATTAGAGTTTCATGGGTTTTATCCGCATTGTCTATCTCCTCAACTTGAATTTTGGAGACCATCTTTTTATAGTTCTTTTGATTATAAATGATCAAATACCTCTTAGCAATGGTGCCAAAATAGGAATACGCTTTACCTTTTGATTGATCATAAAGATGCAATTTTTGTAAAAGAAAAGAGATAACTTCGTACTTAAGATCTTCGATATTATCCACCTCAGTATAATAAAACTTAAACGTATGGATAATATTCTCTGCTAACTTATAGAAAGCATAGTGAATCTCTTTATTATATATCTGATTAGCTATCGCTTGATTAGGAGCTAGACGATATCTTAGGATAGCCTCCTCAGTGTCCGAAGTAAAGTAGACATTCTTAGTTTTTGGTTTTCTTATTCTTGGAGTACCTTTGATGGTAAGACCCATATCCGGTTCCGGTTCAACCATTAGTTCTTCTGCCATATTTTATTTTCTCCCCGTAAATTGTTGAACGCGTTGTTGAATTTCTTTAATAGTGTCAAATAACTGTAACAATTCAGGATCAGATTGAACCCACATTGTCATATCTATTTTATTTATTAGCCCATTAAAATCGTCCAATAGAGAAAGAGTATCGTTAACAAAGCTACTTTGATTAAGTACGATCTCTTCTAATCTTTTATTTTTTCTATAAAGATTGTATACTATGGCGCCAAATATAGTAGCGAACCATAATACTAAGGATATAATTCCCATAATTTTAAATTTGTGTTTCTACTCTTGAAGCCATTAAATCGGCTTGATGTAGTATGTAAGGTAAATTAGATTTCAATTCAGAGTCAGCACTATACGTAATGTAATAGGCTTTATTTGATTCTTCGTACAAACCATCGTGTAATTTGATTGCCAAAAATTCATTTTCGCTAACAGAAATATTAGCTTGCTGTAAATAGAATAAACTACGATCAGCAATTCTCATATGAGTAATATTGCTATTATACTTAAAGTGAGCTCCTTGCTTTTCTACATGCCAAGAAGAATCATTAGGGATATAGAAAGGCTCTTCATTAGTGCCCAATTTACCAAGGTCATGATTAATTGCAGAGAATACTAATTCTTCAATGCTATAATCTTTCTTCTGACCAAAGCGCTCCCATACTTTATCCATAACTAGTGCAGCTTCAACTACTCTATTAACATGTTCAACGTATCCTCCTGGAAAACAGTTGTGATGAGATATTTTAGTAGATGCTGGACTAATAGCTAAAGTAACTTCACGTGATTTATAAAATTCCAGTAAAAGATCTTTTCTATCAGATGTAATGTACTTGTCTATGTATCCATAAAACTTTTGCAAGTTCTCAAGAATCTGTTCTTCTGTTAATTTTTTCATAACTTTTATTTTTTAATTAAGCTTCGTGCTCAGTGTTTATTAAATGTTCGATCTCTCTAAGTTTCTCTTGCATTCTTTCTAAGGTTTCTTTTAACTCTTGTGGAGGACGCAATTGGGAAATTTGGGAATTTTGGTACATGATCATATTGACCATCTCGTTTAGTTTTTTAATTACTAGGTTTTTGTATCTCATATTTTTAATTTAATAATTTTTTATCGCATCTATGATATTATCTATCGAGTGCATTCCCTTAGTTGCCAATCTGTCAGATACTATTTTAGTTTTCCCTATATCCGAATACTTTTCAGCGATATAATAG